TTAATTTATATACATTTACAGCAACTGCCGAAAATGGTTTGCAAATTATTGAACAGATATTACCCTACTTTCAACCAGATTATACGGTAACAATTAATGCCGTTCCTGAAATGGATATTAAAACAGATGTACCTATTATTCTAAATGGTGTACAATATGAAGATACTTATGATGGTAGTTTTACAAATAGAAGAGCAGTAATTTATACATTAGGATTTACAGCAAAAACATATCTATATGGTCCTATGAATAACAGTAAGATTATTAGAAAGGTAACAGCTGACGCTTCTGCTGATTTACCAAATGCATTAACACAAGAGAAAATAGTTATTCAACCTAATCCAACAAGTGCAGACGCAGATGACGATTTCGGATTTACAACAACAATAACTTTTTATGAGAACGGTGAACAATAATGAGCAAATTAGAAGATAGCGTAAACGATTTATTAGGTATTGAAAAGAAAAGTGAGGTTGCAATTTCAGACTTTGAACAACCAGCACCAGTACCTAGAACAATAGATGAAAAGAAAGACGATATTGATAATGACTATACAAATAGTAGAGACAACTATTATCATTTAATCGACAAAGGTAATGAAGCCATTGAGGGTATATTAGAAATTGCTAAAGAGGGTCAACATCCTAGAGCATATGAAGTTGCAGGACAATTAATAGGTCAGGTTGCAACAACAGTAGATAAACTACAAGACTTACAAAAGAAACTAAAAGATTTAAAAGAATTACCAAAATCAGCTAATACACAAATAAAAAATGCTTTATTTGTTGGTTCTACAAATCAATTACAGAAAATGTTAAATAGGAAAGATGATGATGAAATTATTGAAGGCACAACTAAAAGTACCGAAGAAGAAAAAATTTAATCTAGCAGATTTAACCTACATTAAATCTATGACACCTTTGCCAGAATTATTACAAGGCGAAGAGTTAATAAATCCTATCGAAGTATTAAGACATTCAATTTCAAAGACACCAAGATATGGTGCTGGCGGTCAACCATATTTCGAGAAAGAGTTTAGTGTATGGCGAGGTAGTCAAAGAGTACAAGCGGCTATTAAACTAGGTTATACACATATTGAGGGTGTAGTAATTAATGATTGATTTAGAAAATAATAGATATCAAATATTTGATGATGTAGTATCAAAAGATACACAAGATTATATAGAAGAAAATTTATTAGACAGTAATAAATTTCCATGGTTTTATAATGAATACTCGGTTAATGAAGTTGAAGATGATTTTGGATTACCATTCTATGATTATATGCAATTTGCACATTCATTTGTAATACAAGAAGAACTCAATTCAGGATTTAAAGTTCCTATTTTAGATAGATTGTTAAATGAACTTAATATAAAAAATACAATTATCCGGGCAAAGGCAAACTTTAAACCAATTTGTCCTTATGGTGATTTAGAAAAACACAATAAAGCTCATAGAGACCAACACGAAGACCATATTGTAGGTCTTTATTATGTAAATGAGAGTGATGGAGATACATGGTTGTTTAATGATGATAAAACAGTTATGACAAGAGTAAAACATAAAAAAGGTAGAATAGTATTTTTTGACGGACAAATATTACATGCAGCTTCACACCCATATTACGCAAAGAAAAGAATATCAATTAACATAGATTTTAAAAAATGAGTGACGCATATCTAGGAAATCCGAATTTAAAAAAGGTTAACACACCTATTGAATTCACTAAAGAACAGATAAAAGAGTACCAGAAATGTGCTAAAGACCCTATCTATTTTATGACCAATTACATCCGTATTGTGTCACTAGACGAGGGTTTAGTGCCGTTCAAGATGTACGACTTTCAAAAACATATCGTAAGGACAATCCATGACAACCGTTTCACAATTTGTAAATTACCTAGGCAGTCTGGTAAATCTACCACTACTGTATCATATCTATTGCATTATGCCTTATTTAATCCTAACTCTAATATTGCTATTCTAGCAAACAAATCATCTACTGCTAGAGATATTTTAAGTAGAGTACAGTTAGCATATGAAAATCTACCGAAGTGGATGCAACAAGGAGTTATTAACTGGAACAAAGGTAACATTGAATTAGAAAACAAGTCAGTCATTGTGGCGGCTGCAACATCTTCAAGTGCTATTCGAGGTGGTTCATACAACATTATCTTTCTTGATGAGTTTGCTTTCGTACCTGCTAATATAGCAGAGATGTTTTTTAGTGCTGTATATCCTACGATATCATCTGGACAAAAAACAAAAATGATTATCGTATCTACACCATACGGTATGAACCAGTTTTATAAGTTATGGACAGACGCAGAGAACAAACGAAACGATTATGTACCTATTGAAGTACATTGGTCAGAGGTGCCAGGAAGAGATGAGGCCTGGAAAGAGGCAACTATTAGAAACACCTCACCCGAGCAATTTCAACAAGAGTTTGAGTGTGAGTTTTTAGGTTCTGTTAATACACTTATTAGTCCTGCTAAAATTAAAAATATGTCTTTCTCTACACCATTGCAATCAAATGCTGGTTTAGATGTTTATGAAAGACCTATTAAAGGAAAAGATTATGTGTGTATGGTTGATGTCGCCAGAGGTGTCACTAAAGATTATTCAGCATTTGTTATAGTTGATATATCACAGGTGCCATATAAAGTTGTTGCAAAGTATAGAGACAATGAAATTAAACCATTACTTTTTCCTCACAAAATTGACCAGATTGCTAAAGCATATAATACAGCACATGTAATTGTAGAAACAAATGACCTTGGCCAACAAGTAGCTGAGGCATTACAATTTGAATTAGAGTATGACAATCTATTAATGACAACTCAAAGAGGTCGTGCAGGTCAAATACTAGGTGCTGGTTTTTCTGGCAGAGGAACTGGATTTGGTGTTAAGATGACCAAACAGATTAAGAAGATTGGTTGTTCTAATATAAAATCACTTGTAGAGGGTGATAAGATTTTGATTAATGATTTTAATATCATTGAAGAGATGAGTACCTTTGTAAGAAGAGGCCAATCATGGCAGGCTGACGAGGGTAATAATGACGATTTGATGATGTGTTTAGTTATCTTTGGTTGGTTATCAAATCAACCATTTTTCAAAGAGATGACTGATACAAATGCTCGTCAAATAATGTACGAGGAACAACAAAATCAAATAGAACAAGACATGGCGCCATTTGGATTTGTAGATGATGGCATACCAGACCATGAGAAACCAGAATATGATGAATATGGAACTTTATGGCATCCGGTCACTTATAAGCGAGATTAGTGTAGAATCCGTATATTATAAATATCATTGAGGTAATTAAGTTTATCTTATGATAGATTTAAATATGGGCGTATGAATAATACGAAATTTGAAGTAAAAGAACCTATTATTAATTTGCAAATTAAAAGGAGAACCTAAATGGCATTTCAAGTATCACCAGGTGTTCTCGTACAGGAAAAAGACTTAACTAGAATTATTCCTGCCGTTTCAACATCAACAGGAGCTTTTGCAGGTAAATTCGCAAAAGGACCTTTAGATGAGGTGACGACACTTTCTAGTGAACAAGAGTTAGTATCCGTATTTGGCAAACCAGACGCTGATAATTTCGAAGATTTTTTTAGCGCTGCTGCTTTCCTACAATACTCTAACGCTTTGCGAGTTGTTCGTGTACAGAATTCATCTGTATCAAATGCTACCGAGAGTGGTAGTGCATTTGTAATAAAGAACCTTACTGATTACCAAGATAATTATGCTTCAGGTGCAGCTTCTGTTGGACAATGGGCGGCTAGAACAGCTGGCGCTCATGGTAACTCATTATCGGTACATGTTTGTCCGTCTGCTCAGGCATACGAAGAAACAAACATTACAACCGTTGATGACGCTTCAACAGCAACTGGCGACACGGTAGTAACCGTTTCATCTGGAACAAATATTGGTGTCGGTGACATTGTAAACTTTGGCGATAACCACGAATATAGAGTGGTAAGCATAGCTACAAACGACTTAACAATAGTAAGAAAAAATGAGCCAATGTATTTCGGCGCTAGCGATTCCTCTGGTCTTGTAGAGGCACTAACAAACGGTGCTCAAGTAAGACGAAGATGGAAGTATTATGACCTAGTTAAGAAAGCACCAGGCACATCATCATTCGTACAAGCAAAAGGTGGTTCAAATGATGAACTACACATTGTAGTAATTGATGAAGACGGAGACATCACAGGAACAAAAGGTGATGTATTAGAAGTATTTGATGGTTTATCAAAAGCTTCAGACGCAAAACTTCCTCAAGGGGAAACAAACTATTATCCAACAGTAATTCAGAATAAGTCTAATCACATATTCTGGATGGACCACAACACAGGCGGTTCTAACTGGGGTAATACAGGTACTTCAACTTTCACAGCAGTTGCAGACCCTATTTCAGTATCACTTCAAAGTGGTTCGAATGGTGGTGCTTCAACAACTGGTCAGTTAAGAGTTGCCTACGAGAAGTTTGCTGATACAGACACAGTTGATGTTGGACTTATCATTGCTGGTAAGTGTGACGCAACTCACATTGACAACTTAATTACAATCGCAGAAAACAGAAAAGACGCAATAGTATTTGTATCTCCTGAAAGAAGTGATGTAATCAATGTTGACGGAATACAAGCAACAACTAATGTTGTTAATTTCTTCAATGGTATCCGTTCATCTTCATATGTTGTATTCGATAGTGGATACAAATATATGTACGACAGATATAACGACATGTATAGATACATACCACTAAACGGTGATATGGCAGGTCTAGCTGCACGAACTGATTTAATCGCAGACGCTTGGTACTCACCAGCAGGATTAAACAGAGGTGTTGTAAGAGGCGCTGTTAAACTTGCATACAATCCTACTCAAACACAAAGAGATGACCTTTACAGAGCTAGAGTTAATCCAGTAGCAACCTTCCCAGGTCAAGGTACTGTATTATTCGGCGATAAAACAGGTCTATCAACTCCAAGTGCATTTGATAGAATAAATGTAAGAAGACTGTTTATTGTATTAGAAAAGGCAATTGCGACTGCTTCTAAATTCCAACTATTTGAATTCAATGATGAATTTACTAGAGCGAACTTTAGAAACATAATCGAGCCGTTTTTAAGAGAAGTACAAGGTCGAAGAGGTGTCACAGACTTTTTAGTAGTGTGTGATGAAACTAACAACACAGGTCAAGTTATAGACGCTAATGAATTTGTTGCTGAGATTTTCATTAAACCAGCAAGAAGCATTAACTTCATAACTTTACAATTTATCGCAACCAGAACTGGTGTCAGTTTTGATGAAGTTGCAGGTTAAGGGGAGAATAAAAAATGGCAAACATTAATGACTTCAAAGCTAAACTTGCAGGCGGTGGCGCTAGAGCCAATCAGTTTAAGGTTACAATGCCTTTTCCTGGTTACGCACAAGTTGGTGGCGAAATAGAAGACCTTGCTTTTTTATGCAGAGCTACATCATTACCAGGTATGACTGTACCTAGTTTTAATGTTCCTTTTAGAGGAAGAGCTGTTAAAATTGCAGGTGATAGAACAATCGAAGACTGGAACATTACTGTACTAAACGATACAAACTTCAAAATCAGAAATGCTTTTGAAAGATGGTCGAATGGTATCAATAACATGACAGATAACGAAGGCTTAACTAATCCAGCGGATTATCAAGTTGACGCATTTGTTGACCAGTTAGATAGAAACGGTGCAACTATTAAGTCATACACTTTAAGAGGTGTATTTCCTACTACAATTGCTCCGATTGAGTTGACATATGACGAAGCGACGGCTATTGAAGAATTTGCCGTTACCTTTGCGTATCAATACTTTGAAACAAATACGACTACCTAGTTAGTTGTATAAATATAATAAAAGTAGAGGTAATTAAATTATGGCTGATTTATTTGGATTTTCTATTACACGGAAAAAGCAACAAGCGGATCCAAAACAAGGCTTTACACAACCACAGGCGGATGATGGTACACAAACTATCGCCGCCGGTGGTTACTTTGGTCAGTATCTTGATATGGAAGGTACTGCTAAGAACGAAGCAGATTTAATTCGTAGATACAGAGAAATCTCACTCCATCCAGAGTGTGATATGGCAATCGAAGATATTATCAACGAAGCCGTTGTAGCTAACGAAATTAAAGAAGCAGTAAAGTTGAATTTGGACAACCTGCCTTATGGCAAAGATGTAAGAAGAAAAATAGAAAACGAGTTTAGTGAAGTATTAAGGTTATTAAACTTTGGTACAAAAGGTCACGATATCTTTAGAAGATGGTATGTTGACGGAAGAGTTTACTATCATAAAGTAATTGATAGAGAACAGACGGCAAGAGGTATTACCGAATTAAGATACATTGACCCACGAAAAATTAAGAAGATTAGAGAAG